TTAGTGGATAAAACGTACCTGGGTCCTGACATCATAAGAGATGTGGAAAGCAAAAATCATTTTAAATGGTGTTGGTCTAAGGTGGTAAGTAATTTAGAGAAAGAAGGCATTAGATTTAATGAGAGCGGGGAACATTTTGACTACTTTTTGAATTTCTTTTTAGAGTCATTTTATTCTTACGACAGTACTTTAGTTATTGATAAGGTAGATAAATTTTTCTCTACCCTTTTCGTCATCAAAGACCGAAAAACCAAATCGGAATTAGACATTTATACAGAACTATATAAAACTTTAGACAATAATCTTATCAAATAAAGTTGACTTATCACCATCTTAGGGTTAGTTTTTTAATGTAGGCCATAAACTTACGCAATAATAAATTTTAAATTAATACAAAAAAAATGGAGACATTAATACAACTTAAAGAACTAGTAGAAAGCCTATCTGTAGATACTAGTAAATTTTTTGAAAACACGAATAAGAGTGCTGGGACTAGAGCAAGAAAAACCGCACAACAAATTAAGAATTTGTGTCAAGACTTACGAAAAGAAATTTTAATCGCTAATAAAGGAGAGTGACCATGAAATTAATAACAGAATTTTTATTTTTACTTTCTGTTTTATTAATGATGAGGTACTTAATTGTGTTCGGTGTTAATCTTATGAGTAATCCACCTAAAAAAACAAAGATGAGACATTATAAAGATATTCCTGTGGATGAGATAATTATTTTTTTTACAATATCTTATTTTTTAACATATATAATTTTTAAATGAGTTTATTTGACAACATACAAAGAATTGGTAAATGTTTTTATGGGATTAGGAAACATGAAAATTATTTTATTTTAGACTTAATGTTTCCAGTTAATTGGGCCTATGAGGGGTTATTCGATAAAGAAAAAATAGCTGTTAAAGTTAATAAAAACTCTAATGGGACATTTGTGGTTTCTTTTTACTGTCTAGATACTAAGGACGAAGTTAGTTTTTTAGAAACTGAAGTTATACGAATTGTTAGGATAAATCAAGACGAGGAAGATAAACAAAGGCTATTGGTAGAGAAAAAAGAAGAACTAGAAAGGTTATTTATGTCTAAAAACTTAGAAGATTTAAAGAATATTACCTTTAACCATAAAACTAACGTTGAACTACCAGACATATCACTAACAAACCATAATGGGAAAGATAACAAAGACACTGGAATGGTTGCAGAAACAGGTGAAAAAGGACACCAACCAAATCCAAAACCATAAAAGTAAAACTATAGAGAAAATTAAAATTGAATTACCTACGTTTGAAAAAAACCATCTGGATATGCCACAGTTTAGTGAGAAATATTTAAAAGAAAAGAAGGAAGAAAGGGACGCACCAAAGGTTATGGAGGGATATTTAGTTTCCCTCCTAAATCTTTCAGACAATTTACCCTTCACAGTCCTAAAATCAGAAATGAGTTTTACAGTAGATTCTAACACCTATGTTAAAATATTGAAAGAAGTGGAAAGGATTAAAGTGGGTGAGGATGTGGAACCAGAATTATTGAATATAGACCCTACTTTTGACGTACAAATAGGAGAGATTTTAGTAACATTTATATTAGGAAAGGATTAGTAGGTGTAGTGCTTATAAAGTAAGGTTCTGGAAAATCCCTTAGATTCTAACAAGTTGTATAACTCTTTTCTTTGAATGGTAGATAAATCCCTACTAATGAGAAAATTAAACTTCCCTTTATCTGCAAAATATTTTTTAATACACGATAAAAATCTAGAGGATTCACTCACATTTTTTAAACTGAATAAGTGGAATAAGTCGTTATTTTGTATGACAATTTTATTGTTAAGTGAGAATATTTGCATTATATTCTTACTGTTTAGGTATCTATCGTATAATTCTTTAAAGTAGACCCTCTTTTCTAATTGGTGGTCATAAATCTTCTCCTCTACATCAAAAGGGCGTATCTTGAGAATTTGGTATTTTTTATTTTTCATTATAACCTCAGTTAATCTTCCTAATTCATCTCTCCTATGTATTGGTGATTTCTTGCACTGACCCAGGCATACTAAAGCTAGCTCAAATGAACACTCCCTTTTTTTATTATATTTTACGGGAAATATAACATTTGATTTTTTATGGATTTCTTTGTATTTTTTATTAATGTTAGTAAAGATACGAGAAGTCGCGACAATTCTTTTTTTTGATTTGTTGTTAAATAAAACAATTTGATAACTAGTAACATCCATATGAAAAATTATTATGAAATTTTAGGTATAAGTAAAGAGGCAACAGCGGAAGAAATAAAAAAAAGTTATCGTAAACTTTCACTGCAGTACCATCCAGATAAAAACCCTGATGGGGAATCGAGGTTTAAAGAGCTATCAGAAGCTTATAGCATATTGGGGGATGAGGAGAAAAGAAGTAAGTACGATAGTGGGGGGATGAACATGGAAGACATGTTTTCTAATGGTGGGAACCCCTTCGATATGTTTGGTGACCTATTTGGTGGTAGGGGGTTCAACAACTCTCCCCGCACCCGTAGGGGTAAGGACCTTAACGTCAATCTTAATATAACTCTAGAGGAATCTTATTTCGGCAAAGATAGAGCTTTAAGGTTTAATCGAGTGTCCACCAATAACAAAATGTGTGGTACATGTAAAGGCCATGGGGTTGTACAACAAATGGTGCAACATGGACCTTTTAGGCAAATGATTAATAGTGTGTGTGTTTCCTGTCAGGGAAATGGATTTGAAGGTGGCGGGTTCCACAACAACGAAGAAATTAAATTTTCAATACCTAGAGGGATAGATGATGGCTTATTGATGAAATTGAGGGGAAAGGGAAATTCCGTATGGGGTGGAATAGACGGTGACTTATTGATTAAAATAAGAATTTTACCACATAGTCATTTTAAACGTGCCGCTGAACAACTCCATTATATGTTAGATATGAACTTCGTAGATATTTGTTTAGGGAAAGAAATCCTAATAAACCATTTTGACGGACCTATTAAGGTAGATGTCCCACCTAATTCAGATTTTAAAAAACCCTTAAGGGTAAAAGAAAAAGGATTTTATGATAGTACAGGTTTTAAAGGGGATTTATATGTTTTCATAAACCCAACAATCCCCCAACAGATAAACCAGAGTGAAATAAAGTTATTGGAAGAAATAAAAAAAGAAGAAAATTTTAACTGATGGGGAAGAAAAAATGTAAAGGTTGTAAAAATAAACCTATGGGAGATTTAAATGGGCAAAAAAAAGAGGAAGAGACATTATCCCCTCTTGCCAAAACCCTAATTGTTATTTACACGGTATTGGCAGCGTATGGTGTGGTACGATTAGTAATTGACTTAAATTCACTGGTAACTATTTTATGGTAATGGAAGAACAATTAAATTTATTTAATACTGAACAAGACTATTTTGATTTTGAGTTGATGAAACAAAAGTTAATAGATAATCTCGACATGCTAAAAGAGATGAGTGTGGAGGAACAGACACTATACAAAAAATGGCAGGAAATGAATAAGGGGTCTAAAATGTCTAAAATAAAAAAGAAACTTCTGGGTTATAAAAATAATTTATGGGCACCTACAGATATGTTAGATGTGGGCTTAACGGTAAAGGAGATAATGGAAATTGAACCTTATGTTGTTATGGCAACACCAGGAAAAGGGGTTACCGAATGGGTAAACTACCGAAAACTCATCCACACAATGGAATGGGTTGCAAACCCTGGACGTAATATGAAATTCTGGGTAAGAGATAGGAAAACAGATAAAGTCCTTGGTTTGGTATGTTTGGGGTCTGACGTTACAAGTATTAAAGTTAGAGACGCTTACATAGGTTGGGATAAAACCAACAAGTTTGACCAACACAAGTTAAACAACACCGCTATAGCTACAACTATATGTTCTACACAACCAGGTGGGTATAATATGTTAATGGGTAAATTAATAGCAGCATTAACTACTTGTAAAACAATCAGAGATGCTTGGGAAGAAAAATACGGCGATAAACTAATTGCTGTAGGAACGACAGCACTGTACGGAATTAACTCAATGTATAATGGAATACCACACTTCAAAACGATGGGGGAGACCTCAGGTAAAGTTAGGTTAAAACCTGATGATAGTGCATACCTACCATGGAATAAATGGTTAAAGGAAAATCACCCAGAAGAACACGCAAAAGCTATAAGTGCTACAGGACCTAAACAGAATATCCTTAACAAGGTTTTTAAACATTGTGGAATAAAAGGGTCCACATACGACCACGGATTCAAGAGAGGAGTTTATCTCGCAATGATGTATGACAATGGTTGTGAGTTCTTACGAGAAGAGGTAAAAGAGAAGGACCTAAAAATGAAGAAGAAATTTCAAGACGACATCACATATACAGATAAGTGGTGGAAGAAAAAAGCGGTTGGGAGGTATAAAAATATGTGTGAACAAGATAGACTTAAACCAGAACACCTATTCTATTGGGACGCAATAGATATCTCTTGGGAACAGATGAAGGAAAAATATTTAAAAGAAGTGGGAAGGTAATGGGGGGCACAAACAACACTAATAGTGACATTATTCATTTTAGAAGTTGTAGTTCGGTTAACAGATGAGTTATCAACCCAAGACGTTAATTAATAATTTGACAAAACAATAAAATATCATGAAAAAAAGAACAATAAACGAATTAAGGCAGGTTAAATCCTATGGGTATAGGCCACCATCACCGTCTAAGGTAAAAGTACCTAAACAAATAACAAAAATAATTGACAATTATTATGAGAAAGTTAATTTTGACCCACAACATATTGTTGATTTAATAAAGGCATTCCCGAATGATGAAGATTTAGGTAGAGAAATGAGAAGTTACTATCACTTTATGTTGGAGGAAAAAAATATTAAATAGTTTGGTTTATTAGATTATATTATTTATGTTTGTTGAAAGAAATTTATAATTATTAAAAATAAAAAACACCATGAGAGTAACTAAAAAAGAAAAAATGGGAAATTACATTTGTAAAATAGGTAAATACGATATTAGACAAATTGTTAAGCAGGGCGGTATTAGTAGGGGTGGTATTAGTAGGGGTGGTATTAGTAGGGGCAGTTTCGGTAAGGTAACCCACCAAAAAGGAAGTTGTGAAGCGAGGATATACCTTGGTAAAAAATTAATACAAGGTAATGTGAAAGATATTAAAGAAGCTATTAATAAAGCTTTTGAAATGACTTGTAAAGAAGGGGCACAACAACAGGTAGATAAAAGATTATTGGAAAAGCATAATTTAACTTGTGTTTAGACAACCATAGGTGATGCAGGTAATGATAGTGATTCCACAGTAGGCACCTTAAGAGCGAAAAAAATCTATTATTTTTAGAAATTTATAAAAAAGGGGGAAGGGGTAGAACCACTCCCCCTTTTTTTTAGGTATAATGTGTGGGTATTTATTGAAGAGAGGTGATATTTATAACTAAACAAGAAATCTAGGAATGAGTTTTACAAGTTTATTAAACGAGGTTAGAGAGATATTAGAACAAGAGTTGTCACGTCTGGATGTGATGATGGATAGGTACACCAAACCTAAGAAAAAGAATAATGGGAAAGTAATTCCAGCAAAAATACCAAAAGAGACACTTATAAAATTAATTTTAGGTGACCCCACTAGTAGATACGAGGGGGACGGTGAAGACCGGGACCCTCATCTGATGGACGAGATAAAAGTCCAAAAAGTAGGGAAATACACTCAGTGGATAATTAAATTGTGGTTAGAATTACAACAAAAAGCTCAAGAAGAACATGAGTATTCCCCACAACCTAATTCACCTTACCAGACCAACCTTAACCAATTACAAAAACTATTTTTAGAAGACCTGTACAAAACAACTGAAGATTTAATTAAGTTTGATAGGTTTAAAAGCCAAATAGACGCTAGTAAAAGAGATATTAATAAAATTTCTTCAACAGATGAATTATATGTATTAACAAAAGATTTCTCATTAGAAAAAGCAACGAGCACTAAAGCTGAACAAAAAGAAAAAAGAAAACGTGAGGATGTAAAGTATCTATATGATGGAAATAGGTGGGAAGTGGTAGCACCCAAAACCAAAGCAGTAAGTTGTGATATGGCTGGAGCACCCTTAACCAGATGGTGTACCGCTTCGGCCAATTACAGTTATTTTGAAAGATATAACCCCCAAGGACCCTTATACATAATAAGAGATAAGAATGATATTGTAACTTCTGGGGGTAAAGGAGAAGGTGAACCAAGACCTAAATATCAGTTCCATTTCCCATCCAACCAGTATATGGACCAAGACGATAGAAGTGTTAATCTAGAACAGCTGTTGACCACTGGTGGAGAACTAGAAGAACTAAAGGGATTCTTTAAACACGAATTTGCAAAAGCTCTTAACAAAGACTTTGGTGACCAAGTACAAATAAACTATCCTGGTGACCAGATATCTAGATTTATAGGTCTTTATGGTTTCGAGGAATTCTTAGATAAGTTACCGAAGTCTTTAAAAAGGTTTGATTTTGAAAAAAGCAAAAATAGAGCTTACGGGGATAAGAAAGATAAACTACCTGCACAACCCCTACATCCTAAAATTTTAAATTTTCCTAACTTAGAGGTGTTACACATTGAAGGATTATTAAGTGAACTACCTGAAGATATTAGTAAATTACAAAATCTAATATTTATTTCTATACCTGACAATCCATCGTTAAAAACTTTACCAGAGTCATTAGCTGACTTACCTAAGTTAGAAGTTTTAAATGTTAGATTTAACCCTAATCTAAAAATAGGGCCTAGAGTCCAAGAGATGATAGATGGGGGAGATGTGGTATTGATAGAGGGAGGGTAGGAGTTGATTCACTCCTGGTCAGTAGTTTTTACAAACAACTAAAATATCTTTCACCCCTATCACATAGTATGGTTAAAGTCTAGTTTATCTTGATAAGTAATTTATTCTTAACTATTATTAACTCATAAAATATTTATATGATATGGATGTGGATGTAGAGATATATTGTAAAAACTTAAAAGCGTTTTTCACCAATAACCCTAACAGTAAAGAAGAATTAATGTCGAGTGTTCCTGGAGTTACCTTTGCTAGTTTTATGGGAAGAGTGAGTGTAGTTGCTGGGAAAAACTTTAAAAAGGGTGGGGACCCATCGTTAACTAGAAAACAACTATTAGACACATTAAATGACCTGTATTTGGAATATGTGGAAGAAAATCATCTAGAACTCTCTAAAGAAGTGGGAATGGTGGAAACATCACCACTTAACGAAGATAAAATATTCCAAACCTTCAAAGGATTTAATATAGGGCTTAACTAATAAGATTTTTAGGTTGATTTTGCTTGTATGACTATCCAGTTGTTACTGTCTGACCATACAGCACATCCGTTGTACGCCTTATTTATCCCGTAAGACGCAACACCATCGATAGTCTGCCCAACTGGAGCTGTGATATCAACAGTGTTTGAGGCCGATACTGTTCCATCATTTACGAATCTGATGAATCTATATGGTGTCTCAGCTGCGGAGGGTAATGTTAATGTGTGGGTCCCCGAACCCCCTGTCCATGACATATACACCATATCGTTACTGGCAGTATATAAAGAACTACCCCCAGGACCTACCGACAAAAGATAAGGCACAAGTGTCGAAAGGCAAGGTGCTATCATATCACAAGGGAATGGTTCAGGTTCAGGTAGGCAATTTAAATATTCTTGTGTGAAAGCAGAATATCTTTGTGGTGTAGAACTTAATCTCTTAAGTTCCTCACATGGTCCCCAGCTACAACCATAATACTTGTTACCTAACTGATTTAACCAATCGAGATTATCCATATCTATAAATCCTTGCGTTACATTCTACTTAATTCACCTCTAACCCAAGGTTCGTGATTAGGGCCTAAAGTATAAACAAACTGTCTACCTTGTCTTTCCATTTTCACTATCCCAGAGTTGTTTATAACTGCAAAAAATTCAGAGTTGTGCCCTGGGGTATAAGTTCTCCCTATAGAATCATAAAATTCTTTTCTAGTCTTCCCAGGGTTATTTTTAACAAAGTCCACAAATAATTGAGTTAATGAACCTTCTTTAGGGGGGTATTTAAAAGTTAAAGGTGTATTATATCTATTAGGTTCCCACAATTTTTTCTGTTCTTGTGTCATTTCTTTAATCTCAGGTCGAGATAATAGGTACCTTAAGTTCGGTAATAAAATATTATTTAAGAAACTTTTTTCGGGTCTTGGCACCCATGAGTTCCACTCCTTGTCTAGAAATGTATTTTTAAAACGGTCTTTTTCTGGTAAACCTAACCTATCCCCTATAACTTCCTTATAACCATCTCTACGTGAAGCCTCAACAATTTTCTCAGGAAGGATTCTAAAATACCAACCAATGCCCTCAACCAAGTCGTTTTCTTCTGTAGGTGTTATCACTCGGTCAAAGTCGGATACAATTATCTCATACTCCCCATCAACAAAGAGCTCAACACCTATAGGGGTCGTATAAATTTTATCTCCCGTGTGCTTTACGTACCATTCATGACGACCTGACACTTCAAGTTCCCAGGTACCACTTTCTGTATTAAATTTAATTTTTTGACCCAGTAGTTTATCCGTTATTGAGTTAACAAATTGATTTAGAGACATATTCCCAACATTAGAGTTTGCTAACTCTTCATAATATTTTGATTCTTTTTCATATAAATCAGTTATTACTTTTTTAGCTGTATTTGGTAACATGTTAGTAACTATATCCCCAACCCTACTATTCAGCCTATTATCCTGCATATCAAACCACTCGTCATCTCGTGGTGAATCTAAAGTTTTTTTACCTGTCTTATGGTTAGTATGTAAAGATGGGAACTTTTTAAAAAGAGCTATTTTATACCCTGAACTAGAATCTTTCTTTATTAGATAATATAAAACACCCAGTTTTGAATAATGGTCAAATTGGGAACTATTATTTTTCATGGCGGTACACCATTTGGTGTTAGCACCGTAATAACAAGAAGCTCCATGACTTTTTGGCCTAATTATTATCCAGTTATCGTCTTCATATACCCTATCTACTTCTTTTTTTAGTTCTTTCTCTTTTTGTCTTTTACTGGTCGACGTACTCAGTTCATCTACTATAAATTCTAATTCATTTATATTTGCATATGAATTTATATCTTTAGGTGATTTTTTTACGATAGGGCTAACACTTAATTGGTTATACATAAATTCAGGGGTCAACCTACTTAAGTTTGCATCAAACTTTTGTACCACAGAATAAATGTCTAGAGGGTTTATGCCACCTTCACCTAGGTAAGTGTCGACCATCCATCTTAAATATTTATGGTTGCCTGATGGGTCATTATCCACAAAAACTTGAAATCTTTCCTCTAAATCGACACCCTGTAAAAAGTGATGGTAAGGATTACCAGGTTCTGTGTAAGGCCATGACTCACCTATTTGGTTTTTAAAGAAATTCTTAACATCTTCTAACCTTCCTTCTAATAATATGTGTTTGTTATATCTCATTTTACCCTATTCTATAAATATAAAACCATTCACCATCATAAAATACTTCACGTTCTTCACCATCATAACCCGCAAGACCATTTCCTCTACCGTCAGAGGATACAACCTCTCTCACAAATTCATCTTCGTCTATAAAATGGGTAATATCTAACCCATACATTTCTATATACTCCATAGGGTCACTTCTGACCTCATCTAATTTAACCTCTACCGCATTTTCTATATCCTCTTCTGTCCATTCATAATTGTCCTCGTCTTCTTTAATTTCTTCTTGTCGTTCCTCTAATGCCTCTATTTGGTCTTGAATATATTCTTTATCCACTTCTCTTTCCACTTCTTCTAATTCATACCCGTGGTCTGCTATCTGTTCGTCTATAGCTTCTAATTGGTCTTTAAAATACTGGGTCATTACTTTATCCTCTTCATCTAAATAACTCTCAGGACTTTCTTCCACATCTTCTCTAATAAAGTCTTCTACATACCTAGCAACATCATCACCATCTATGTAATTGGAATAAAAATCCAGGCTAAAACCTTCATACCCAACGTCCTCAACTAAACTTCTTACTTGTTCTTCAGCAGCGTCATTAGCTTCATCATCATCACCTATCGAATATTCACCCCCACCATATTCAAATACAGGTAATTCACCATAGTGAGAGTGTCCCTCATACATGATATCGTAAACTGAAGAAGTATTTTCCCTTTCTTCTTCCAGTTCTTCCTCTAAATTATTTAAATCTTCACCATATTCTTGAGCTCTTTCACCATTAATATCTTCAATTACTTCAGGGTCATTTTCCATGTCGATACGAAGGTCTGCAATCTGTTCCTCCAAAGAGGATATCTCCTCACTATTATCTTCCCACTCACCTTCATCTTTTAAGTATTCCATTAATGCGTTAGCTCTTACACCTATAGAGTCTGTATCTTCTGGGTTCCATTCATTGCCCTCTTTCCGTGATTCTGCTTGAGCACTTAATAGTCTTATTCTTTCTCTTCTACGTTGGGCCCATTCATTTTGTCTTGCCTGTCTCTCCAACTCCATAGCTTTTATCTCAGCACTAATGGCTTCTATTTGGTCTTTATAAGTGTACTCAAAGAAACTTTCTATAGCACCCATCAAAGGATGTTTTAAAATATACTCTATGGGTGTTGTGTCACTAATTAAGTTATCTGGGGCATCATAAAAACTTTTACCTCCCCTATATGTTTTATTTAATGCTATTTTATAGTAGGGATTAGAAGTAGGTAATGTTTTATCTAATATGTAAAAAAGTTTACCTTCTTTGTTATAATTTTTAAAGTGGGAAGGTTTGTCTGTAGATGCGGTACACCATTTTGTGCCCCTACCATAATAACAAGATGAGTCATGAGATTCTGGAACTACTACCTTAAAACGGTCATCTTCGTAAATGACTTCAGATTGTTCGTGAGTATCGATAACTCTTTGTCGTTCTTTTAACTTAACTAAAACTTGATTTAGTTCATGATAATCCTTATATGAGTATAAATCTTTTTTGGATAAGTTATTCCTTTTTCTATCAAAAGATTCTACAGTGTCCAGTAACATTTCTAAGTAAATGTCGTTTTGAATTGTAGAATTAGTATAGTCTCTAGCAATCCACTCCAAATATTTCTGGTTATTTGCTATAGTACCACTCCCAGTTACCATCTTATCCCAGATGTCTAAGGGTATATTATACTTTTCTTTTACTCTTGATATTCTATTTTCTACTAGCAGCATTCTTTACTTTAACTTATAAATACCTATCTTCTTTATCGTTTACTATTGTAACTTCTCTTCTTGTAATATAAATACTTATAAAAGTGGTATCGTATGGATAATAACAAATCATATATAACGGGATTCATCATAACAGTATTTTTTTTAATGATTTTGATGATTTACAAGACTAATAAAGAAAATAATAATATTTACACACCAAGTTACGTGGACTCTTTACATCTGCAAATGCATATAAAAGATTCCACAATTAGGCATTTTAATACCTACATACCTTTTGGGTCACCATTAGACAGCCTTATTATTAGTAGTGACTTTGGGTCGAGGGTACACCCCATCAGTAAACATAAGAAGTTCCATGAAGGGTTAGACTTAAGGGGGGGTTATAGTGATACCGTATATTGTACCGCGGCAGGGATAGTTATGGAAGCGAGGAGAAAAGGAGGTTATGGTAAACATGTGATGATAAACCATAATAACGGTTATCAGACAGTATATGCTCATCTAAGTCAAATACTAGTTAAAAAGGGACAACACGTAACGGATACCACCCCAATAGGTAAGGTTGGGAATACGGGGATTAGTACGGGTTGTCATCTACACTATGAAATAATTAAAGATGGTGAAAAGATTAATCCAGAAGATTTACTTTACAAAGAAATAGATAAGTTGTAATATTTATCGGTATAATAAAAGGATTTTAAGACAAAAAACTATGCAAGAACATGAATTACCAATGAAGGAGACTGATAACTCTTTAGAAATTACATTATGTGGAAAGGGAAGTTGTAAATGTCCCGCGGTTGACATTCACACTGACCGTGATGATGTTATAATTGGAGGTGACGATGAAGGATTTACTACATTCACAAAAGAACAATTTGAGTTATTAGTGAACGAAGTTAAAAACGGCAGATTCGACAAATACATCAAATAAGATGGGGTGTGGTTGTAAAAAAAATAAAGGAACTGGTAAATCTAATGGTAAGTTAGGCAGTAAAAATATGCAAGAACTTATAAGGGAAAAGATTACTGAACAAATTAACAAAAACACAAATTTAAAGAAAGGGGTATAAATCCCCTTTTTTATTGCCCACAAACTATTTATGGGTATGAAATTACTTCATACAGTGCAAACACTAGTAGAACAAAAAGAACAACCTTTTTGGGTTAAAACAGCGCTGGAGAGTTGGTATTGGGCAGACATTGCGGAAACTGTTAAATTATTTGGTGGTGACCTACATGAATATTATAAAGCTCTAGACAGTAGAGGTTTGGGTGAAGAGTTCTTAAATCAAATTGGTCACTGGGACGAATCCCCTAATTTTTATATTATAGAAGCTTTAGGGGGTAGAAAGGCACTAAATAGTGGAACCATGGATACGGATTTAGTTATAAAATACGTGGTAGATAACATAATAGAAAACGAGATTACCGATTTAAATAAATCCCAAGTAGACGGAAAGACGTACCTTACGTTAGACATGTACGACAAATCATTATTTTTTGACGAGGGAAATTTCGGTAGTGACACAAGTTGTGAACAAATAGCGGAATTAATTTTCCAAGACAAGCTTTGGGAGTCGTGGCTCGACTTTAGGAGGCCTTGGACCGCAGACTTGAATGAGTTAGTAGACAACCTAACTCTAGAAAACTATAGGTTGTTATTAACTGAAATAATGCATAATAATAAAACCTTAACTTGTTTTAGGGAAGAATTTGAATGGTGGGTCGAAGAAGATAATATAGGTGATGATACTTTTTATCTTGACCCTTCTCGTATGAATAGTTTTTTAAATGACGATGACAGGTACAATTTTGTTGTATTATTGGAATGTGCGGATGGGTTAGAAGATTATGCGGAGGAACTAAAAGGGTCTTACAATCTAGCATATAATGAAGAATTAGAATCACAATATTATAATGAGTACCACAAAGCATTAGAAGAATTACTAGGTAAACCTGTAGGTACAGACAAAACATACGAGTACAGAGGTAAAGAAAAAATCGAACTTGAAGCGGACGTTTACGACGTTACAGACTTAGTAAATCGCACACTAATCTCCGTAGCTTCAGATGATGTGGAAATGGGACACTCCAATTTCGGCGAGATTTATAGAAGTGAAGTGGAAGGGTTATGTCCTGGTGATTTCGATGAAGTTTATGATGACGAAAAACTTTGGGCAAGATATAATGAGTTAATCTATGAATCCGTATAATCATAAACAATATAATATGAAACTAAAACAGATTTATTTAGAGAGTGAAGAGTACTATCACGACATTGTTACAAAAAAGACAATATACTTACACCATACCGCTGGAAGCCATAGACCTGACTGGACCGTAGCTAACTGGGAAAGAGATAAAACTAAAAGTGGTGAAGTGAGACATATCGCCACTGCCTATGTTATAGGAGGTAAATCAACCAGAGATGGGAATACTAAATGGGATGGTACCGTTATAGAATGTCACCCACCAGAAAAGTGGGCACACCACCTGGGAATCAAAGCAAGAAATAATAGAACATTAAATAAAGAAAGTATTGGGATTGAGATATGTAACTATGGACCTATTAAAGTTAAAGATGGGGAGTACTTCAACTATGTTAATAGTAGGGTACCTAAAGAAGACGTTATTGACTTAGGTTTTACCTTTAAAGGATATAATCACTATCACGCTTATACTAATTCACAAATAGAGTCCACAAGACAACTTATCCATTACCTAAGTGATAAGTTTAAGATAGATGTCGCTAAAGGGATGAAAAGAATCATAAATAAATCCTTAAAGATGCCAACAGACCTAGATTTATTAGGTAACCAAAAATGGTTAAATATCCAAGGATATCTAGGAGCTAACGGTAGGGTATTAGCGGAAGATGGAGTAGATGGGAGAAATACACAATACGCTGTAGATTCTTATCTTCATGACAAAAAAGGAGATGCTTTTGCATTGAATAAACAAGCTTTAGTTGGAGCGGAAGGAGTATGGACACATACTAATGTAAGAAAGGATAAATTTGACCTGTCCCCACAACCTAAGTTAATTGAAATGTTAAGTGAATTATAAACCTTAAAGGTTTACGCTTAACATTTACTTGTGTATAATTTATAAAAGATAACTTATGAAAATAATTACACACAAATTTAGAAGACAAAATAACGACATCGTCTACTTAGTGAATCTAGTAGATGTTACGGGACACCCCCTCAAAAGTTTAATGGCTAAAAATAAAGAAGAGTGTATTGTTCTTGCGGATACTCTAGCTGTAGAAAATGGGATAATGAACGTACTACATAACCCAGGGTATTCAATAGTGGAGTAATGTCACAACAATTATTAAATAAAAAAATAGAAAAAGTGATAGATAAATTAAGGATATCACAAGCGGAGAAAGACGAAAAGTCAATTCAAAAGTACATAAACGAGTTAAATGAGTTATGGGACGAATCCAGTGAAGAAATGAAAAAAAATGCTCGTATAGATGGTTTCGATGTGTAGACCATCAAAACTATTTTAAATGGAAAAAAAAGAAAAACTGAGAAGTTTAGTTTCTCAAAAAGATAAAATCACTAAAGAAATAGAACAAATTCAAAGTGAATGTTCTCATTCAGATAAACACATAAAATTTGTAGGTGACGATAAAGGAAGTGCTACTAAACCCATGTGGGTTTGTAAATTATGTGAAAAAGTACTAAACCTACCAGCACAAAAAGAAATAGAAACTTGGATGAAGAAATAAAGTTTAATTACCTAGAACATAATAAGTAATTTTTTTATATTTATATAACCACAACAATAAGATTATATGTTAATAGTAAAAGTACAAAAAAACAATATAGAAAGAGCTCTTAAAGAGATGAAGAGAAAGGTAATTAATACACAAATCCTAAAAGAGTGTAGGGAAAGAAAACATTTCACCAAACCATCAATTATCCGCAGAGATGAAATTCAAAAAGCGAGTTACGTACAAAAAAAGTTTGGGGACGAAGATTAAGGTTCAAATATGGTAGGGCTTTGTACATAAGTTACAAAATCTTCAAATGATTTAACATAGTAGGTTTCTCTACTCCTACTAGTTTTGTCTTCTACGTCCCAAACATCCACATCAAAACTAATGGTTTCGTCCTCAGTATCTATTTTTTTAATACCCACTATTCTATATGGGTTATTAGGGTCACCATACTTTTTACTATATTTATGTATACCCCAGTTATGAGACTCAAATTTTTCTTTCTTTAAATAATCGTCAACTTTCTCTATAAAATCTTTTCTTCTTTCTATATCCACATCATCTATTTTTTCTAAAAATCGGTCAATTTCAGATTCAACCTCTTCTTCTGTTCCCTCTGCCCACTCATATGAGTCATAATACACATCCTGAGGTTCAGAGGAGATAGCGTTGATAGCGTTACTTTCATTAAATAATGTATCTAATGTATCGGTATCTTGTAGGTGGGTGGTTACTAAGTAAAGTAAAGGTTCCCAACCTATATGTACCATTACACTATCACGACCTATGTGGTCATACTCTAAATAAATTTCATCCTTGAACCACTTTTCTAATTCTATAACCCTCTGCTTACCAATACCCGAGCCCACCTCATATAGTAAGTCTGGAGTAAAATTGTCCCATTCTTGATGGAAATATTTTTCAAAAAAGTCATTTATTTCCCCCTCTTCAAAATCAAAACACGCCCTATCTATAGGTTTGTCGGTACCTTCGAATAAGTTCATTAACTCTGTCACTTTTTTTAATTGTGAGTCATTAAACCAACAAGACATATAATTTAATTCGTCCGAATCCAATTCCTCATAATGGTCACCATAATAATTATCATGAACTAAATCATAATAGTAATCACCCTCACCCAAGTCCAAAACATTTTGTAACCAATCATCCTTTTTTAAATAAACGTTAATTCCGTCAGGGACAATCTCGATTTCATCTTCACCTCCTCGAGTGTAGTAACTTTCACTATATTCCTCAAAGTCACCAAAATAATCAACTAACTCTTCAGGGTCTCCAGTATTATTATTTATATTGTATATAAGTGCACCCAGTTTGCTATGGTTTTTACCATCTAGTAAAACACCTTCATCAAATTCCATATTGTATTTAATTCTTTCATATAAACTATATTTTAAATGAAAAAACTTTTGTAATTCTTTTTCTTGACTAAGGACCTCCATATGGTTTTCCCCTCGTCCCGCAGTATTATACATAGACTTCTGACTACCAGGTTCACGTAAAAGAGGGATTTTACCTCTATCTATAAATAAAAGTTGGTTAGAGTTTTTTGCGGGCACTAATTTTCTTTTTTTAAATTCAATAATGTAAGGGGTTCCCTTACTTGCTTGAATTTTTAAAGTGTCACTGTAATTACAATAGTCAGTGTCTGGTATCCTACATAGGTCATTAACCCTAAGAGGAACATACACCCTATAGTCTTCGTTATCCAGTACTATTTTTTTAGGTATATTTGCCTCACCGTCTGTTTGTTCATATAAATCTTCAGATTCTTGTGAAGACTCTCTACCATACCTTTCGGTAATGTCTTTTAAGAGTATGTCATAAAGTTGTTCACCCTCGTCATCACTTAACCCATGTCTTAGTTTAGTGTTCTCCACAGCACCTCTAATGGTCTCCTCGAAGGACCTATCTTGTTTGAGTCTTCTCGCATTAAGACCAGAAGTCTGTGCATCTATTTCGTGGTCTTGAGTATAATACTCTAAACCTTTTAAATCTTTTTTAATTTTTCCGAGGTGTGTACCCATTACTTCTTGTTCCGCATGTCTAATTTCATGTCTAATATACTCAGTTAAGTAATCTTCAATGTGTATATAACTTTCTGGTTCCATTAGAGGGTTAATTGTCAAACCTATTTCTATAGTATCATCACCAACGTAGTACGCTTCTAAATGAAACTCATCTTTAATGTCCTCATCTCTACTGATAGTCAATTCTAAAGTAAACATGTAGTTATCTATTTCATAGATAATTTCATCTGGTCTTAGGTCCTCAGGCAAATAGTAAGTTTCAACATTAGGGTTGGTGGTACTCTTTTTAACTAGTGATATGACATCTCCCACCATTTCCAAAGTTTCGCTATAAAAATTACTTTGTTCATTTAGATTTTCTCGGCCTTCATCTAACGATTTTAATTTACCACCTAATTTTTTTATTATGTGATTAAAAACATTTTTAAACCCTATTATACCAACCCCAACCAGTACACTTTTTAGATAACCTGTGGGTGAACCTGGGTTAATTAAACCCTGATTAATGAGAAATAATAATCCGTCTATTATGGGGAAAGCTAAAAAGGTGAAAGCGACTATATCCACTAAAGAATTTACGGTATAACCTAAAGAATTACCTATTTTAATTGATATGTCCTCCACAGACTTTAAAAAATCTAACACTACTGACAAACCATCAGTTAGACCTCTTTCTCTAATTATATTTAAAAGTTTTTGGATTTTATCTTGATGTCTACCAACCAGAATCCACATAGCGGTTATGTAAAGAAGAACAGCATCTTGTTCTGTTAAAGTCGGCATTGTGCCAGCCATTAATTCCATAACGACAGGTAACATTGCGGTAATCCCCACCCCAAAGGTGAAAGTCCCACCTATAACTCCCCCCAAATCCAACAAGGTTTTCTTAACTACAGAGTCCTTTTCCTCTAGGGTTTCTAATATTAACCCCTGTTGGTTAATAGTATTAATTAGACTAATATTCATTTAAGTGGTTTTAATAATAAATATAATCTTAAAGGTATTTATATGTATGGAATTATCAATAGGTAAAAATACACTACCGATAGAAGTTAGAGACACACCTACTCAAATACAATTAGGTATGATGGGGAGAAAAAAATTAGTCGGAGGTATGTTATTCGTATTTTCAGAAGTACGTGAACAATCTTTTTGGATGAAAAATTGTCTAATACCCTTAGATATTATAATGTTGGTGAATAGGGTAGTGACACACATACATCATGACTGCCATCCATGCATAACTAATCAATGTAATAGTTATCAAGGAATTGGTAATGAAGTGTTAGAATTAAATGGTGGTGATGCCGTTAGATTGGGAATCGAAGAGGGTCACACTTTAAACTTTATGTGATTTCCCAACAAAACTCACAAATGTTCAGTTAATCTTTTCACCTATTTTATTTAATAATTCGTGGGCTAACCCCACATTACCCATAGCTTTAACCACGTCAGTTTTACCCACAATAGGGACCTTCTCAATAACAGACTTTAATGTACTTAAGATTTTAGGGACCTCATCTATGGCTAGTTTTTCTAATCCCTGTTCCCCAACAAATGCGGTAAAATCACTAATACCTGTGGGGTCTGGAGCTAATTGAACTATTCTGGAACTTAAATCAAGTAAATCAGACGTTACAGTAAACATCTCCTTTTCAATAACTTTCAAGTCACTCGCGTTAGGTGAATCCTTAAACTTATCTAAAGCTATTTCTAAATCTGTATTGTTCTTTTTAATTTCGTATACATTTTTACCTATTAAAGCTAACATGACTGGCATCCCTACTACCCCTGTAGCACCGATGGCTGCTGCTCCTAAATCACCTAATGCGTCTGTTATAAAGGAAGTCTCTAATAAAGTTTTCTTTATATTATATTTAATTTCATTAACACTACTATTGTCTATTTTTTCTTTTAATGTTTTAACTATTTCTTTTTGTACCCATTTCACGAACTCTACATAACGAGTAGTTTGACCATCAGGTTTCTTATAAGACCCTTCAGGGTTCCTCTTAGCTCTCGAGAAGAAATTAAGTCCACTTACATTTGTTATGCATTTATGCCCTCCACTATTGGCTTGAATTACATCCCAAGCGGACACCGTTATAGTGTCTAGAATTTGTTTTTCCTCTTCATTTAAATCTTGCCAGGGAGTATCAATTATGTTCACCACTTCCCCATATACTGGCAACTCTACAGGCGGCATGTTATTAAGTTTGTCTTTATTGCGTCCTTTATATAATGCAAATAAGTCTGAAGTTTTAAAACCAATACTAGAGTCATCCGCTTTGGTTTCCCCTATTCTTTTGATGACAGAAACAGGAATCTGATGTTGTTTTAATTGAGGTTCGATTTTCTTAAGTACCTCTTGTGCGATATCTGCTAAATTAATTCCTTTAAGGGCTCTATCTTCTTTAAATGGGTTACAGGATGCCTGTACTAAACCCATCGGCCATGCGATTACTAAAAAGTCAGCGTCTGGATATATTTTAAACGGTGTGTAACGGTCATAGGAACCTGGTTTAAATAAACTTCCTCCTCCATACTGTACAATTATATTATCCTCTAAAGTAAGTTTATCACTTTCTTCTTGGGATTTAATGTACTTTTCTTGGTTAACCTTCATTTGTTCTGGTGTAGTGAAATTTTCGTCTCCAGCAATCGAATTAATATTATGAAAAATATTCATTAAGGATGGGGAAGACCTATCTACAAGTGCTTCTAAGAACCCTGGTTTATTTTTGTAAGCTAATAACAACTTATTGGTTAAGAGGGCTAACATCCATTTATTACTTGGGACCGTACCGTTAGAGTCGAACTTTTTAATGTAATTCATTACATCATCTGGTGTGAGACCATGTTTTGCGTAATCAGCACTATCGACTGTTGATATTCTCATTACGTCATCTGTAGTAAAGATGTCACTAGGACTTACAACCTGAGAAAGTGTTTCTACATTAGAACGAGCTCCTCTAAATTGTGTTGAGGTATCGCCCTCTACACCAGATTGACTGTCATGGTGGTCAGTATGTATAGTGAACATTGGTTTACCATGAGCAAAGTCTACTAATACTTGCATTGTGTCTCCTTCAGCTTTTGGTTTAGCTACAGAAAATTCTTTATCACCATATTGTATAACGTGTGTGTCCACCACCTCCACGCCATACTTTTCTAAATATTCTTTCATAGCAATAGCCGACACTACCCCATCTAAATCTTGGTGAAAATAAATTTCCGCTTTAGGATATCTTTTTACTATTTGGTTAATATCCTGTATCCCACTTTCTTTGATTATTTTTTCCATATAATATAAATAGTATTAGTACTCACAATTGGAAAATAAATTGGATTCCTTTATTCTTCTATTACATACACCAAAAGGACAATTCCAGGACTTAATCTTTTTAGCTGCTTCATCAAATTTACCATATTTGACATCTTGAATCCATGCACTTAATCTAATACCAGGGTTATTTCTACTTCCTTCACAACCCGTATTAAAGGCTAAAGAAACCATTGCATCGTACTGACATTGGTTTAATTTAGCACCAGGTAAATCATTTGCACTCCAAACCTTTACTATTCTATTAACACAACCTTCAAACCCACGTAAGTCTTCTTTTAAATACTGTATGGCCTCTTCTTGAGTTATAACCTTCCCTTCGGTAGCATGTTTACCAGTGTGACCATAACCTATGGTTAATGTACCTTTAGGTATACCATTTTTATACCTACTACTGTCATATTTTATAGGTGGGTCATTATAATAGCCGTCATCATAGGTGTATAGTACAGGTTCACCACCCACCCCTTCATCGTCTGTTAAGAAAGTGATAAGTTGGTCAGACGAAGAAGTGGGCGTCACAACAATCTCCTCTTCCTCAATTAATAAAGAAAGTTCACTTATAAGTTTCATACCTATAAATACCATAATAAACAATAATGACTATTTGCCCAACTCCCTTTGTAGGTACCAAAGGGCTTTTTCTAAGTCTTGTTGGATGTCGTCTTTTTTCCCCGCACGTGAAATATATTTTATCACATTCCCTAAATTAAAATTTAGGCCCCAGGACTCAATCACCTTAATAGCTTCATAGGGGTTGTCTTCACCACCGTAATGGAGAGGATGGTTCACAGCATTAGAATCCTCCAGATTTGTTTTGAGGATACTAGAAGTAGACATTTGCCTATTACTTTGTGATTTCTTGAATAACATTATCGACTGGGGATAGAACGTCTTTATATTCCTTCTCTAAATCTCCTATTAAATCCAATACTCGACTAGTTAGAGCCTCAACCTTGTTAACATCTGATTTGAGAATACTAATTAACTCTACTTTGGTTTCGATGTCTCCGGGTAGGACAAGTACTTTATAACCAAATTGTTCAGACAGGCCTTTAGCAAACGCTTTTAATTCTTCCTGCGGGGGTACTCTTAATAGTTGGACCACTAGTATAGGTTCGTATTTTTCATTTAGTAAGGTTTCCAGCTTAGTTAGTAGTTCTGTATCTTTCATTTTTTTCTTTTAGTGTTAAATGTGTAATTTTATCCCATTTTTAGGGTAACGATAGTTTCTTTTTGAATAATACAGTGACTCCACCTGAAGATAAAGAGTTTCAAGTGATAATAGTGTTAGTACTGACCATATATTTAATGGTCTTTTGTGGAATGGCATAATTCTTTTGGGATTACTTGTTTTATCAAAAAAAGTTATTATCTTTGTATTCTAATAATATTAATAAACTACAATAAAATAAATGATAATGGTAGAAAAAATTATGGAACCTTTAACACAATCTGACATCGAAACCGTCGCCCCATCAGTTTACGCTACAACACCGTCAACTAACGTGTCCGATAAATATACTTTTATTCCCACCACCCAAATAATGAATGATTTAGGTCAGGAGGGTTGGCAGGTGTATGATGCGAGTCAAAGAAATTCAAGAAGTGGGCAAGACATGTTTACAAAACATATGTTGAGATTTAGAAACGAGGATGTTCCCATGGTTGGAGGAATCGTCCCTGAAATTCTTCTCACTAATTCCCATGATGGTAGAAACGCTTTTAACCTCCACGCTGGGTTATTCAGGCTAGTTTGTTCCAATGGGTTGGTAATCGCAGACCAGACTTTTGAAAAAGTTAAAATTAAACATCAGTGGTATGACCTTAAAGATGTGCAAAGAATTACAGATGATGTTATAACGTCTATCCCCACTATTATGAGTCGTGTTGACGACTTTAAAAATACTAAACTTAGTGATGCAGCTAAAAAAGATTTCGCTAAGAAAGCAATATTAGCTCGTTGGAAGAGTGGTCAAGAGTACATCCCCTTGACTGAAATTTTAAAACCAACCCGAGGGGAAGACCGAGGAGATAAATTGTGGGAAGTATTTAATTTGGTCCAGGAAAAAATCATCAGAGGTGGTATCACTTACTATCTAGCTTCTGGAAGGCAACAAACCGTTAGAGAGCTAACCAACATTGACCAAAGGTTAAACGTAAATAAAAAATTATGGACACTCGCTGAAGAGTATGTGTCGTAAAAAATATAAAGTTATATAAAATGAAAAACCCTCCTACTGGAGGGTTTTTCATTTAGACATGCTATTTTCTGTCTAGGATTTTCAATAAGAGGATAACCGCAATTAATCCTACAAATCCCGAACTACCCAGGGAATTAATAAGACCAGTAACATTGCCTACCACATCCATACCGAATATGGGTGTGCCGAACAATACTTGAACTAACACCCCTACCGATAAGAAAGTGATTAGTAAGTCAGATACTCCAGTAAAAAATCCTTTAATCATGTTAAAAACGTTTTCCATTTTAATGTTTTTTTAAAGGTTTAGGTACATACACGTGCTTTGTACTAGTGGTAGAATACTATAATCCTATTCACTACTCAAATAATTAAGTGGATATGTTATAAAAATAGGGGTAGTCTAAATATTTTTTTTATCGTGCAACTCTACAACAAACCCATATATTGTCCCCTACTTTAAGTGGCCATTAGTTTTTTTTACTATTTTGGTGGTGGCATATTAAGGTAAAGTATTATTTTTACGATGAAAAAATAGATTGGTTTTGTACCTTTTTTTCCCTATATTTGTATTATGGGTGAAAAAATTAATAAATGGGACACACTTTTTAAGGGTGTAGATGAAAAATTTGAGTTATTATCTTATGAAGATTGTAACGTAGTAGACGGAAACGGGGGTGAACTAGTGAAAAAAACTAGTGTACCTTATGTACATAAAAAACATAGTAAGAGAACGAAACATGTTGAGGTTAGGCACTTCACACCAAAAACAGAGGTGATGGCTCTTGGTGAAAAGGAATGGTTAGAAAAATCGGTACAGGTACTTAATAGTGCTTTAGTGAGGAGAACTACTGTAGTGTTAGAAAAGAATGAAGATAAGGTTAAACTTTCTATGTTTAATTTTCGTAAAAGGAGACAGGTGGGACACCGATATTTCGCTAAAGGTAGTAAGGATATTCACATTACTTTTAATTTAAAAACTAAGAACTTCTACATTACCAACTCTCATTTTGCACATAGACGTAGAACCACCTCCGTCACTAAAAATGATTTTTCAAAAATTATTAATCAAATACATTCTTTAACGTTCACCAACCCATTTGGCCCACTAGTCCATCCTGAAACCCAACGAGGTACGACAACACCCCCAAACGTTAACGCATTAAAAGCTTTAATAGGGTTAGTGGAAGAATTAGAGTTGGACATTACGGTATTGCCTAATAGTGTGAACTCACCAGGGGATTTGTTAGGAACAATTATAATGGAATGGTTTATAAAGGTGTGGAAAATTAAAACACCCAACGACTACACTTACTACCTGTTAAAACATTATCCTGGAATTAAAAAACTAAGAAAATATAATATGAGTTTAATTCATACTATATTAGGTGAAAGGGGACTTAAAGGTAAGTTTTATAATAAATTACTTAATCTTGAACCAGAAATTAATGTTACAGACCTACACTTACTCCAGAGAACCTTAGGGGATGATGGGGTAAAAAGAATCTCCGTACATATATTAGCTTCTAGTAAAACTTTCGAAGATACTAAGTTCACCCAACCCGAACATCTAATTACTAATGTAGGGTATTGGGATAAGCTTTCTAAATATGAGAAAAATAATATAATCAATATATACAATACCTGTAAAGACCCTACTAGAATTCAAGGATTTATAGATTTATTGTTGGACCACTTTAAAATTAAAAATAAATTACAAGGTTATGGTGTTATTAAAAATATAAAATCTAAAACCCTGGATAAATTTAATGACGAACATAGTGAATGGTCTAATTTACTTCACGGATGTGAAAGAACCACACAAGTCAATTACCTATACCCAGATAACTTTTTAACTCATATAGAAAAACCTATAGAATTAGATGGTAACATATATTTTGTGAAAGTATTAAAGGACGATAGTGATTACTTTAAAGAAGGGCAAATTCAAAATCACTGCGTAAGAACTTATTTGGATAGATACACAAGTATTATAATTTCAGTTAGAAAAAATCATGAAAGTGGAATGGAAAGAATGACTTGTGAGTTTAGGAAGGAGTGGTATGCGAGAGGGGGAGAAGAGTACAATACACCAACGTTATCTCAAGCTAGAATGAAATACAATAATATTCCACAAGGAGACTGGGAAGTTATTATGAAGTTATTACGAAAAGAATTTTTAGATTATAGTTGTAAACCTAAAAATAATACAATGCCAATAATTAAGATTAGTAATAAAATGACAAACCATGTTGAGACTTTAAAATATGACGTAGAAGTTAATCGGTTTATAAGTGATGGCGTACCCACCACACCAAGGGATAGACGTGAAAATTATGTTGGAGATGATTTACCTTTTTAATCATATTTTGTATATTTTATTAAAATAAATTTTTTATAATAATTAAGATGAGAGTAAAATTAGAATATATTTGGTTGGACGGTAACGAACCTACTCAGAAACTAAGGAGTAAGACTAAAATTTGGGATTATTACCACATGACAGACCCTCTAGAATTAAATGGTAGGGTATTAGCATATAACGGAAGAGTAATTCCTAGTCCAGATGAACTACCTAATTGGAATTTTGATGGGTCCTCCACTAACCAAGCTAAAGGTAATAAATCGGATTGTGTATTAAAACCGGTTCGTATTGTAATGGACCCACAAAGGTTAGACGGTTTTTTAGTTATGTGTGAGGTAATGAATAGTGATGGTACACCACATAAAACTAATAAAAGACATAATTTAATTGACGACCCAGAGTATTGGTTTGGTTTCGAACAAGAATACATCTTAACTAAAACTGGTACCCCACTAGGGTTCCCTACTGAAGGTTACCCAAAACCACAAGGAGACTATTACTGTGGTTTAGGTTCAGAGAATGTGGTGGGTAGAGATATCGTAGAAGAACACTTACAGGTCTGTTTAGAAGCTAACCTTAATATTACAGGTACTAACGCAGAGGTAATGATTGGACAATGGGAATACCAAATACTCTCAAAAGGGGCTAAAAAAGCGAGTGATGAATTATGGTTATCTAGGTTTTTATTAATTAGACTAACTGAAAAGTATGACTTAAGAGTAGACTTTAAACCAAAACCTGTCGAGGGTGATTGGAATGGTTCTGGGTTGCATGTGAATTTTTCTAGTGACTTAACAAGAGAAGTTGGAGGGGAAGAAATGTTTAATTCAATATGTGAAAAATTAGGTAACACACATAGTAAACATATGGAGGTTTATGGGGAAGAAAACAACAAAAGACTTACGGGTTTACACGAAACACAACACATTAATAAATTTAGTTATGGGGTTAGTGATAGAGGAGCTAGTATCCGAATACCACCTTCAACTGTAGAAAATGGTTGGAAGGGTTATTTAGAAGATAGAAGGCCGGCAAGTAACGCGGACCCATACCTATTGACGGGTACAATATACGATACTCTATTAAAGGCAGAAGATAAATTTAGAACAATAGAAGTTTAAAAATGAAAATAACATTATTTAGTCAGTGGGAGTGTAAAACCTGTGTGGAACTTAAAGAAAAACTAAAAGAAGAAAAGATAACCTATAAAATTATAGAAGTCTTAGACCATAAAGAACTGTGGAAAGAAATTAGAGAACGACAACTTCAGTTAGAACCTAAAAGTATAATGTATACCCCCACTTTGTTAGTGGAGAGTAATGGTGTTGGGGTTTATATTTCAGCTGGTAGAGATTTTGATGGGGTAGAAGAGGCTTTAAACAAACTAAAAGAATATTTATAATTATGGAAGTAAATGATAACACTTTAGAAAAAACTCTAAAAGATAATAAGGTAGTTTTATTAGATTTTTGGGCAGAATGGTGTGGGCCTTGCAGATTATTAGGCCCTACTATGGAAGAATTAAAAACAGATTTTGAAGGTAAAGCACTTGTAGGTAAGATAAATGTCACAGACAATCCTCACTCCTCTGACGAGTATGGGGTACGAAGTATTCCCACAGTCATCATGTATAAAGATGGTAAAGAGGTAGAAAGGTTGGTAGGTATCAGGGATAAAACTTTTTATAGTGATAAAATTAATTATTATTTAAATTAAAATGAAAACATTGTTATTATATTCTGAAGAGGGTTGTCCTTGGTGTACTCAGATGAAAGGTTTATTGGAAGAAAATAATATTAGGTTCTTAGTTAGAGATATTGAGAGATATGATAAGGAGTGGGAGAAGGTTAGTGAAGAAGCTAAAACAGAGTACATCCCAACAGCTTGTATAGTAGACCACCAAGAAAAAACCAAAACTTATTTAACACCAGATGTCGACTTTGACGAGATTGAAGAAGGTGTGGAGAAAATTAAAATATTAATGAAATAATGGGATTAGATATTTCATATTATAGTAATGTAAAACGTATACCTGACGAAGAAATTCCAGCGGGTGTGGAACCATTTAACCGAGCCTATGATGATTGGGTATATGGTTTTTATGATAAAGGGTATAATCTACATTATATTGACACAGATAGGGGTTTGTTTGGTGGCCACATGAAAGGGTTAGAACCTGGATGGTATAAAACCAAATCTGGAGATGAAGGTGGTTATCTTAGAGCGGGAAGTTATTCGGGATACAATGAGTGGAGAAGCGACCTTGCGTTAGCGGCAGGTTACCCTGGTGGGGCAGAAGAAGTTTGGAGTATGTCTGATAAACTCTACCAACCAGATAGCCCACCCTTTTTAGAATTAATTTATTTTTCTGACTCTGATGGTATCATAGGTCCAGAGGTTAGTAAAAAACTTTATAATGATTTTGTTAAGTACGAAAATAATATTAAACAAGTAATAGATACATGGTACCTTAAATTTGACCCCAAAAAAGAGTTCGATACCGGTCAGTTCAAATGGTTCATTCACAAATATGAGGAATGGAAAGAGGCTTTTAAAACTGCGTCAGAAAACGGGTTTGTCTCCTTTCACTAAAACTTGACAATACACTTTATTTTTATTATTCTTCTATCAAACATTAAAATAATGGTAGAAGAAACCCCGACCCTAGAACAAATCGCCGAATTAAATCCAGACGCTATAGTGTTAGACGGTCTACATGGAGCAATCGTCGGTATAGGGTATTCAAAAGATTTAGAACCTAGGTTGATTTATTCAATAGAAACTATTATATTAACTCTTATGGGACGTGACAAAATGACAGAACAAGAAGCTATAGAATTTTATGACTATAATATTGCAGATGGGTATTTTGGAAAACATGGCCCCATATTTTTAGAAAAACCAACACAACAAAGTAGTGAGGTTATAGGAAAAGAAGGTGCCATAGAATTTAATAATTTACCTTCAAAATCTTCTACACCTACTATGACATATGCTGGAGTGGGTTCCAGAGTTACTCCAGCTTCTATATTAAAAGCTATGACAGACGTAGCTAAAATGCTTGAGTCTAAAGGATATACTTTAAATACAGGTAAAACATTTAGAAATAAAGAAGAAGGTGCAGATAAGGCATTTTCAGATGGTACAACTCAAAAGAATTTGTTTTCACCAGAAGTACAAGGTAGTAGAATAAAAGAACAAACTATAGCTAAAGAAATACATCCTGCACCCTCAAGATTAAAGGGTGGAGGCCTTAAACTTATGGCTAGAAATACTAATCAAATATTTGGAGATAATTTAGATACTCCTGTTGATTTTGTATTATTCTACGCTGAAGAAACAGATAATCCATTAAGACCTAAAGGTGGAACAGGGCAAGCAGTAGAAATGGCTAGGCGTAAAGGTATTCCAACTATTAATATGACTGATACTAATTGGAAAAATCAATTAGAAAAAGTATTAGAATTACCCAATAACAACTAAAAAAAATAAAAATATTACTCCAGGGGCTTGACAGGGGGAATTTTTTTCCTATAATTAAACAACGTTAGTGACTTTTACCATTTTTTTACTTACTTATACAACTATTCAAAACAGACTTTAAAACTAGAAATTATGAATTTACGAGACTCACTTCAGACACAAGACACGGTAACCGAAAAGGGGATGACAACTAACTCATCTACTTTAAATCACTGTGTAGACCTATTTTTTCAGATAGGTGCGATGAGAGGGATGGACAAGAAAAGACTTGTTTCTAAATTCTCAAAGGCATATAACGAAGACGCTCTAATGTCCATGAGAATTTTATTCTGGGCAAGAGACGTAAGAGGTGGTGCTGGTGAAAGACAAATTTTTAGAGATTTACTAGATTGGTTATGTGAAAACCACAGTGATGTACTAAACAAAAATGTTCACTTAATTAGTGAATATGGAAGGTGGGATGACATTTTGACACTTGTTGGTACTACAAACTGTTGGTTGGAACCATTAGCTTTAATCAAAACCGCTTTGGAAAACAAAGATGGGTTATGTGCAAAGTGGATGCCAAGAAAAGGTGTGAAAGCAAATACGATTAGAAAGTACATGAAAATGACACCTAAAGAATATCGTAAGATGGTAGTGGGGCTAACTAATGTGGTGGAAACTAGTATGTGTGCTAAGGAATGGGAGAATATTGATTATTCTAAATTACCATCCTTGGCATCGTCTAGGTACCAAAGAGCATTCCATAAGAATGATGGTGAAAGGTATGAGGAGTATGTAGAGTCTCTTAAAAAGGGAACTACTAAGATTAACAGTGGAGCAGTTTACCCTTACGACATCACTAAATCTGTTAAGTTCGGTGACGTGGAAGTTGCTAGTGAACAGTGGAAAGTTTTACCTAATTACATGGAAGGTTCTGAAGAAAGAATTCTCCCAGTGGTAGATGTTTCAGGTTCGATGGGTTGTCCCGTGGGAAATAACCCTAACCTTACTTGTTTGGATGTCGCAATCTCATTAGGTTTATACATTTCGGAAAGAAACTTAGGACCCTTCCAAGATACGTTTGTAACGTTCTCGGCGAGACCGAAACTTCAAGTACTTAATGGTAACCTAAGGGATAGAATAGTGCAATTGTCACAAGCGGATTGGGGCATGACCACTAACCTAGAAGCTACCTTTCAACTGATTCTAGGTCAAGCTGTTAAACACCAAGTTTCACAAGATGAAATGCCTACCAAAGTATTGATTCTCTCAGATATGGAATTTGATGAAGCTACAGCTAAGTCATGGAGAACTTACGATAAAGTACCTCAGTGGAATCCAACCGCACAACAAATGATTAAAGGAATGTATGAAGAAGCTGGATACGAAATGCCAGATATCGTTTACTGGAACTTAAATGCCAGAAATGATAATTTCCCAACTTCAGTTAATGAAATGGGAACAGCGTTAGTGTCTGGTTTCTCTCCTTCAATCATGAAAAGTATTTTAACATGTGAGGAGTTTACTCCTTACAAAATAATGATGGAGACTATCGACTCTGGTCGATACGAACCAATCAGGGTCTGATGGGTAGACCAAAGAATCTCTTCGGCAAAATTTAACTATAAATCAAAACCAGAGAGAGAGGTGGAAGTTACTCCCCACCTTGTTGAATAACAAAAAAAGGGGTATTTAGTCTCAGGAGTCCTAAGTAAAAAAAGAGTCCA